TGCGCATAGTCCCCGGAAGACCCAATCTTCGCATAGGAACCGGATGAACCAATCTTATTTTCGTCGGCATTTCCAATCTCTACCGTCGTTTTTTCGAGAACAAAATCAACGCACGTCTTAACAAATCCGGCAAACGACAGCTTTGCACCTACCTTCAGTTTGGTCGTGCAATACTTCTTATCATCGTTTGTGTATGTGTCATTTAACGATTCCACTTCCGCAAATTCGTTCATACTTCCTTTTTCATCTACGAATCCGTAATAATCAAGAACGTCAAACGGATTTTCGCAAAAATGCATCCCCTTTTTACAAATCACGGCTTCTTCTTCTTCAAAAACAGTATTCTCAGCATATTGTTTTCCTTTGCATACAAGACATTTTCTAAATCCTTTGTAGCCTTTCATTCTTTACCCCTTTCTATTCGTTCAACGATTCGTCCTGAACGCTCTCTACTTCCTCATATTCGCCTGCTACTTCATCAGGAGCGACCTCAGACATGTCAACGCTGATGCTGCTCTTGATCGTTTCATCATTGCTGACAGCTCTAAGGATGTCTGATCGGAGAGGTGCATATTTAAGGCATTTTTTTATAACCGTTTTCTTCGCCATTTCTTCAAAATTTGACTTCCACGGGCTAGAGCTGCTGTTGTATGACTGGCTGTATCTTCTTGCATGAGCATCAATGTCATCCTTGCTCATTACCTCAAAGCCGTATCCGCCGTTCTCGGCCTTCCAAAGAGCGTAAACAAGGATTAAGCTGCCCCTGTCTGTTAAAGCCGGCTTATGAACAAGCTTCGGCTCAAGACCTAACTCATATTCAAAAGTATCATTTTCATAAACACACTGAGCTTGCACTGTCTGAATATTCGGATTTCTATAGACAAGGTCAATAAGGCCTTTATAGCCAATTTGGAACTGGCACTCCATCTTGCCGTGATTTCTGTACGGGATAAGATAAGCCTGACCGAGTGGCGTATTCGGTTCAAGACCAAGTTGCGCTGCATTCATCATGGCTGCCAAGAATGTTACAGGCGAACAGTCTCTAAGTTTTACGTTGTTATTCAAAGTGCTGAGCGCCATTCTTGTAAATCGTTCAGGAGTGATAACCTCTGGAAGTGCGTTCTTGATCTCTGGCGACATGGCCTTGATCATGTCCTCAATCTTCATGTTTTTTGTGATTTTTACATCTTTTGACTGTCCTGCTGCCTTTTCAGCTAAGGCTGTTTTTAAATCTGCCATTTTTATTCCTCCTGTAAATTCTTAATCAAAAAGCGTCTGCTTTCTGCTTTGTTTAAATACCCTTCATAGATTGCTGGAAGCTCTTTTTTAAGCTTTTTGCTATCTAACCTATTAGACGTCGTCGTCTTCCATGTTACGCGATAATGGTTAGACTCAGCGCGCTCAGCGTCCTTCATATAGAGTTTAATGTCCTGTTCAATCTGTTCTTTTTCTGTATTCAGCTTTTTAACAAGCTCATTGATCTCCATGATTCTATCTAACTTTTCGTCGTATCCGTATAATTCAACCGTTTCTATGTCTTCTCTGCTTTTTGGATAGAACTGCTTGAGCATGTCACTATATGCATCGCTTCCGTCTGGATCCGGGATGTCATCACCGATGATGTAGCTGTTCCAGAATCTTTCTTCTATTGATTCGAGAAATTTGATTGCGTCATCGTCTCTGTCTATTCTCTTCCAGACAAGGCCGCCGCCTGCACCCAATATCAGGCATGCGATATACCAGTGATCAAGACCTGTTACAGACATATAATGCAAACACTGAGCTTCATAATGTGCTGGAACCTTCCCATCCTTCCACTGATCAGCACTGTAGGCGCTGCATGTCTTGCATTCAAGGCCTGCGCTCTCTCCGACGACCAATCTGTCGACGTTCGCCAGCATAAAAGGATGCTTGTCATGCTGAATGATATAGTTGCAACGGCGGACTTTCTTGCCTGTTTCTTCGCAAAAACGCTTTGCGACGATGTCTTCAAAGTCTCGCCCCTGGCGCATCGCTTCGTTATCAGGTTTTGGCGGAATCTTGCTTTTTTTGTCAGCCCACACCGTCACCGGCGACACATACGGATTGAGACCACAGATTGCACCGGCATCCGATCCGCCGATGCCTTTTTTTCTGTATTCGAGCCACTTTTCATGGCTCATTTTGCGTGTCGATATTAGATTTTTCATTTATCTCCTTTCCCAACGCCGAGGATTGTGAAAAGAACATCCTGCGTGACGGTTGCTTTATTCTCAAAAAGCTCTGTCAAAATCATCATTTTTGTGTCTGACCTGACAAGATTTTCGAAATCGTCAACATAGATTTCAACAGTCTCTTTCAAAACCGGCAACGCTGTGATATAATCACGATGGGTGATTATATCATTTTTTTCGGCTGACTGGTTGGCGGACCAGTTGGCCTTTTCATTTTTGATAACCATTTTGTTTCCTCATAAATATTAATCATTGTCTTCAAAATCGCCTCTCCATATCTCGTATAAGAGAATGGCAATGGATACCAGCAGGATGACCGCCGGAATTGACACGATAATCTTGAAAACCATTGAATTCAAAAGTTTCAAGATAACCGCCCACACTAAAGCAACTAGGGTCCCCATGCATACGCACGGAGCAGAAAGCGCTATCTTGTAAGCAAACGCATCCATCCACTCGTCATTTCTCTTATTCTTCATCCAGACCTCCAATGCTGCTTGCGACTGATCCGAACCAGAACGCCCCAAAAGCACAATACAAAGCAAACAAAAGTGTTGAGATGTTAAAGCTCGTATTCACGAAGATACAAGCCGATGCAAGGAACGACAGCAGATGCATACCACACGCTGCCTCACATGCTGCCACTTTGATCGGGCTGATAGCCGGGCGGTCGTCAACCTCTTCACATTCGACATAGATCGTCTTTTCTCTCTTCTCCCACTCAGGAATTTGCAACTTGACTTCTTTCATGTTCTTCTCTCTCCTTTTTCTTTCTTCTTTCTTCTGCCGCAATAAGTGACGGTCCTATTCTCCGCAGTGCCCTGCGAATGTTTTCATACCGGCGTTCCCTTTCTTCCGGTGTCAATATCGGCCTATAGAGGTAGACCGTACAGTTCTCGAAATGAAGCACGTTTGCGAGATACAGCTCGTCATCGTTTCCTTTTCTTTTCATTGCTCGTTTCTCCTTTTCTCGATGGTAGCAGTTTTTTTGTATGCCGGAACTGCAAACTGTCGTTAGTGTGCTGCTTCCTTTTCGCTCTTTCGTATCGCCCAACCATTCACCGGTTTAGTCGATGATGTCTGTTACATCGCACCCCAACGCCTTGGCGATTCTGCCAACTGAAACCGGCTTCAATTCGCTACTATAAATTCTAGTCAAAGTACCGACTGGAATCCCTGCTGCTATAAGGTCTTTTCTTTCCTTGCATGCTCTGGACATAGCTAACTCATATTTTTTTCGGTTAATCCGCATATTATCACCTTCTTTTTCTCCTGAAAATCTTCCTTTCCGTTTCATGCGCTCACCTTCCGATCAGCTTGCAGCCTTCAAAAACTTATTGATGAAGTACTGCTGTCCCTTGCCTGTGACTTTGACTGTCTTTTTGACTTCTGTAGAGCCGTCCGAACGGACGATCACCGTCTCTTTTGTTGTCAGGATGCCAAGGTCGGTGCTTCGCTGTGTCGGCGTATTGTAAGCGCTGCCTTTCTTCCGGATCAGATAGCCATTTTTTCTCATCCAATCAAACAGTCTGTTCTGTCCAATGTCGATGCCGTTCTGTCTAAGCAGCTTCGCAAGCTCTCCGATCAGAATAGTTGTGTGGCTGGCACTTACGGCATCAGCGAAGATTTCCTTCGGCTTCATTCTGGCTGTATCCTCAAGAAGAACCTTGTTATCTGCTTTCAGACGGTCAATCTCTTTGTCAGCAAGCTTTAAAGCTCTGGCCATCACCTGTTCCGGTGTGTTCCATGCTTTTTCAAGGTCAAGAAAATATTGTCTATACTGCTTTCCTTTCTCTGATCGTTGGAGCATGCAAATCTGCTTTGCCATGTCGATTGAAATTTGATAATCCTGCAACTCCTGTTTTGCTAGGGTGTTAAATTCTTTACACCCTACATAATCGGAATTTTCCTCAAAACCGTACTGCAACTGACGATTGAACCATGACTGAAAACGTTCAGACACTTCTAATCCGTTATGCAGCTCTCTCGCCGACACGGTCGGCTGTTCTGCCTCATAATTGACTGTTAAAACTTCTTTCATTTATTCCTCCCATTTTAAATCTTCAATTTCCATGCCCAGTGCCTGAGCAATTTTATAAGCTGTCTTAACACTGCAAGAACGCCCACAGAATATACCGCTAATTGTTACGCGAGATAATCCGCACATTTCAGCCAGCTGATTCTGTGTAATGTCTCTTTTCATAAGCTCAATCTTTAATTTGTATCTGTCAATAAGTATCTCATACACCTCTTTTTTTGGTATTTCACAGTCCTTTTTTCCATCACCATTCAACCAATCAACGAACTTTTCAAGATTAATCAAATACCGGCCCCTGCCGACTCTCACATAGCATATTTTGTTTTCAATGCATAAACGGCGAACAAAATTATAATTGAGTGCAGGGAATCGCTCTAATATCTGCGGTATTGTCAGCATTGTTGGAATCTTCTGATCTGTCATTATAAACACCTTACCTTTCCGACATAATCACAAACATGGCCCTCTTTCTTTCTTCTGAATCTCTGCCGCTTCAGCCATCATTGCGAGCGTTCCAGCTGTCCCGGATACTCTTCCGAGGTCATACAGGCTCTGAATCTTATCGCAATATTCCAAAATGTCATCATACGCCTGATGGCGCTCCATCTTTGTCATTTTCTCAGCCATTCAAAGGCCCCCCCTTTCTTATATTTTTAAATCCGGCGCTTGCTTTGACGCTACGGCTTAACCGACGCCGGGATGCTCATCTCAAAAGTAATATAAACATTGACAGCCACCAAACTCCATATTCAATCTGCTTAGTATTATTGTGTTCTTTTGTTGCCTGATTGAATTTAAACCACCAGTACAGCCACATGGCAAAACATAAGATTTTAAATACCATCTTTATTCCTCCAACGCTTTCAATGCTTCTGCGTATGCGTCTGCGCATCTTTCAATGTCAAATGTGGCTTTCAAAAGCTTATTAAATTCTTCTTGCGTAATCACTCCCTCTGAACTCATAACGATAATGATTCCTCTTGCAAGTCCCAACTGGAAATAGGCGTCTTTGTATTTACCTTTATAAAGGTATTCCCTCGAACATTCGAAAGCGTTTCGAATCATTTCACAATATTCTTTCTTCGATGTCTTCATGTTTTCTCCTTTCTGACCCGCCATCATCAGTACCGGGTGGTCATTCCCGGCAGACGGTCATTGCTGACCGTTTCGGCTATTTATCTTCTATTTCTTAAATTCTCCATTAGCTTATTTGCTTTTTCTGATGGATAAACCCCCATTAAGAAAAAATTTCTATCTTTATGATCTCTGTATATTAAAATTAAATTTGTCGTAACACTTTTTAATGAAAAGAATGTGTTTCCATGTAAATCCTTTGCATTTTTATCTAATTCAAATTTGTTTGATTTTGCAACTTCTAATATTTCTGACTTCTTCATGTCTTATACCTCTCTTTCTACCTTAAACAGCCAATCTGTCCTTTCCGGGAGGCCTGCCGCCTCCCTGTGCTCTATCTAATTTCATCAATAACTCTAACAAGATCAAATCCGTTGTCATTGATATACTTTTCGACTTCTTTTTCTGTTCCGGCTTTCAATGTGAAGCCGCATGCCTTCGTTTTCTCTTAAAAAGAAATTTTTCTTTCTTCCCTGTTTGTATTCTGCGATAACCATTTTTTATTTCCTCCTTGTGGTTGTTTGCTACTCTGTTTACATTATACGCTACAAGGTTGCGTATGTCAATAACTTTTTCGCTACTTTGTTGCATTTTTAATTGATTTTTGTTTTTTAATGTGGTATTATATAATCAAGATAAAAGAGAATAGAGGTGAGGAAATGACAGAAGGCGAAAGGGTTCGCATGGTTCGAAAAGACAGCGGAATGACTCAAGAAGAATTCACGAAACGTCTAGGCGTAACGCGTCAAGCGTTATCACATGTAGAATTAGGGGCGCGAACCTTGACAGACCAAATGGCCTTGGCAATCTGCAGAACATTCTCCGTCAATGAGCATTGGCTCAGGACGGGAGAAGGCGAACCTTATATAAAAGGTTCAGACGACGAATTGGCTGAGTTAGTCGGTCGTCTCTATAAGGACAAGGGCTCCATGAGATATAAAATGTCTCTGGAACTGTGCCGATCGATGGAGAAGATGACGGACGAACAGCTGATGGCGTTCGCTGAATTCGTCAAAAGGCTTGCTGAAGCAGCAACGCCAGAAGAATGATAGTCGAATATTCGGGAACACCGGAACAATCCGGGGCTATTCCTGATATATAAAGAAAGGAAGTAGAGGGAACATGAAAAAATTCATCTGTACAGCGGTCACATTCGCTATGATCGTTGCAAGCATCACAGCATGTGGTGGCAAGACTACAGAGACACAGGCACCAGCAACGGAGGCCGCACAGACGGTCGCTGTATCTGAGGCACCAGAAACAGAAGCGGCTACAGAAGCGGCTACAGAAGCAGCTGCCGGAGTTGATTTTTCCGGTGACTATGAAGACATGGGAGACGGCACAATGTACATCGCTTGTGCATCCGGCACATCTGAGGATGGAAACGTTCCGGTACTCTTCGAAGCAGCGGACACTGTTTTGGATCAGATCGGTCTCGACTCAATGGGTATGGACGGATCACATCTGTCATACATCTATATTGATGGAAAAGAGGCAGCGAAAGAACAGCTCGCAGAGTCACAGATATCACTGGATTTACAGGGCGATGCACTCAAAGCAGGAACGCACAAGGTAGAAGTTGTACAGTACGACAACGACGAGCCAAGCGGTACAGTAATTACATATAAGACAGCATCTTACGAGGTGAAAAGTAAGTAGTAGTTTAAAGGCCTCTCACAGTTCGTGAGGGGCCTTGTTGCTTTTAAATCAAGTTGATTATTAACTTGTAGATGAAAAGCAGCAGCGAGCTGTCTTCTATCTCGTCAATGTGCTTCTTAATGTACATTTTTAGCTCATCGTTACTCATATACTACTATCCCGCTTTCTGAATCGCTTGCCAATTTTGCCCGCAAGCTTAAAAAACAACCAACACGTTCGTTCATCTCGAGGCTTCCTGAGCCTCGACAATACGCTGTGAACAGCCGTTACGGTGTCACAGTCCGCATCAAGGAGCATCTGTTCAATCTCCCTGATCTGCTTCTTCTTGTTCATGTGCACCATCCCAATCATTTTTAACGTTTCTATATAATATTAGTTACGCTTATATTCTATCAAATCAGTCGGATTTGCATAATTATCAATTTAACGCAAAAAAGAGGGAAATAATTTACGCCGAAATATGACAGTTTAAGGAAGTGCTTTAATATGAAAAAATATGACATTTCGGAAAGATTCGCAAAAATGTGGAGGACATCAAGGGAAGCGGCTGGAAAGAGTCAAGACTACATGGCTAAGGCTCTGGGAGTAAGTAAAAAGACGGTCCAGAACTGGGAGAACGGGACGTCTTGCCCGTCTCAGCAAATGGGTTTTGAGTGGTTTATGGTTCTCGGTGTCCAGCCGATGCCGTATTATTTGAAGATTCTCTATCCGTACGAATTTGATCGGATCGAACCCGGTGCGAATGAAAAGGATGTCGGGTTTGCGCTTCTGACGCTTGTATCTAATCTAACTGTAGATCAGAAACGGAAACTTCTATACATCCTGCAAGGCTGCCACGGATCGTCCCCGATCTGTATCATAGAAATGCTGACGGCCTACTTGCAGACACCGCTGGAATACCGATTAAACATCGCCGCAAGCATAGCGATAAGTTATGAAGTGTCAGAATCGAAAGACATCTTGAACAATCCGGCACACGTGCAACCGAACATGAGCCTTCTGAATCTTGCGATTAAGCGGGGACGGCAGGCAGTTATTGACGGAAAAGGATGCTACACAATTGTGCTGCCAAACGAGAGTGAAAAAGGGCAAAAATAAAAGCCCCGTTTGGCGCCGGGGCTTTTATCGAAAGGCGTTTCTACATGACATAAAATGTACGAAAAATAAGCATGTAGCTAATGTATTTGATTGCAATAAGAGGAAAGATGAAAACTTACCTCAATTTCTATTATACTGTGAAAATTAAAAATTACAACAAGAAAGATGAAAAATAAAATGTACGAATATTATATCTACCTAAGAAAAAGTCGAGCTGACAGTCCTCTTGAATCTGTAGAGGATGTACTTGCCAGGCACGAAACAATGCTGCAGGAACTGGCACTGAAAAAGCTCGGCTATCGCATCCGCGAAGATCACATTCTTCGCGAAGTCGTCTCGGGCGAAACTATCATTGAACGTCCGAAGATGATAGAGCTGCTGCGGATCATCGAATCTGACAACGTTAAGGCTGTTCTTACTGTCGAACCGCAGCGACTCACAAGAGGCGATCTGGAAGACTGTGGAAAGGTCGAAAACGCTTTCAGGTATTCGAACACGCGCATTATAACCCTTCAGATGGAATACGACCTGTCGAACAAGATGCAGCGTAAATTTTTTGAGCAGGAACTAATGCGAGGGAATGACTATCTTGAATACACAAAGGAGATCCTTTGGCGAGGTCGAGTCCTGTCGGCTCAGAAGGGGAATTTTATCGGCAGCATACCGCCGTACGGTTACGAAAAGGTGAATGACGAAATCGGCCCGACACTGAAAGCCGGTGAGTTCGGTTGGGTCGTAACGAAAATTTTTGATATGAAATTTTTTGAGCGCAAAAGTCTGGGACGAATTGCGTTCTATCTAAACAGCATAAACGTCAAACCACCAAGGGGCAAAAAATGGGAACGCTCTTCTGTGAGTTTCATTCTTCAGAATCCTCACTATAAAGGCTACGTCCGTTTTGCGTATACAAAAACCGAATTTTCGTATGAAGACGGGCATCTTGTAAGAAAGAAAAGCACGGCCGACCCAGAAGACGTTGTATTGGTAAAAGGGAGACACAAGGGCCTTGTAGAAGAATATGTATATGACGGTGTACAGGAAATGCTGAGAAACGATCCTCGTGCACACATAGATCACGCGATCAAAAACCCGCTGTCCGGACTGGTATACTGTTCTGAATGCGGCCGATCAATGACACGGCACCCTTACAAGGGAAACACAAAGGACCGTATAGAATGCCGGACAAAAGGGTGTGGAGGAAAGTCTGCATATCTGGACGATGCAGTAAAAAATGTCGCCGACTCGCTTGAGTTGATCTCGATAAATTTAGAAACAAAAATAAATAGCAGCGCTCCGGATGATGACAACATATACACAAAGCAGGTACAGAAGATGGAGAATGAATTGCAGGCTATGGCAGAGCAAGAAAAGAAGCAATATGACCTACTTGAAAAGGGAATCTATTCGGAAGAGATTTTTTTAGAGCGTAACAGCTCTATCAGGGCGGAAATGAATGATCTGAGTCAAAAGATAGACGCATTAAAGAAGAACCGGCCGAAGCGTATAAATTACAGTGATCAAATTGTTAGATTACGAGCCGCGGTTGATGGCCTCAGGAACGATGATCTTTCAGCGGAAGAGAAAAATATACTTCTCAAAAACGCTGTGAAGAGGATAGATTATATATTTTTAGGCAGAAAAGAAAAACCATCATACGCGCTCGATATAGAGCTTTTAATTTAATATTTTTGCATATACATCATGAGTATTCGGATTCATCTGCATACTCATGTTATATATATTTTTCATTTTTTTTCGGTTTACCCCTTGACTAGTGGTGTCCACTATGCTATAATAAAGACAGTTAAGGAAGACAACATCAAGGAGGAAATGAAGATGAAAAAATTAGTAAATGAAATCAAAAAGGTGCTTGTAAACAAGGAAATGAGCTTCGTAGAGCTTGACTCTTGCATGGTTGAAAACGGTTATTATTCCGTTCTCGATGATGGTGCAACAGAGGATATCAAAGCTGACAAATGTGTATTCTATACAGCTTGTGATACAGATGTGTGCGAAGTTAAAATCAACTTTTCAATTGCTATTGACTGCGGCGAAGGCGAAGATCCAGCCGCCTTCATATTAAAAGTTGCTGACGTTTGTGAATGCTAAGAGGAGAAAAAAATGAAAATGGTTGAGAGTATCAACGAATTGGTTGGTACAGAATACAAAGGTTTCAAGGTAATCCAGGCCAAAAGGGAAAACGGCAGAGGTTACGTATTTATAGAATGTCCCATCTGTCATAAACAAAGGTGGATAAGAAAAGACACGCTCGACAATCCCAACGTCAAAAGTTGTGGATGTTTAAACAAACAGACTCGTTTTAAGCCGGCAGAAATAAAAGGTCAACGTTCCGGAAGGCTTGTTGCACTTGAACCGCTCAAAGAAAGAAAAAACGGCGAAGTAGTTTGGAAATGTCGTTGTGACTGTGGCAATATGACAGAGGTTGTGGCTTCGAAACTTATTTCCGGAGAAATAAAAAGCTGTGGATGTATGCTTAAAGAACACGGCAAAACTATCGGTGTTAAAAATCTCAAAAAATTTGAGAAAAAAGATTGTGTGGACAGCACCCGACTTACGGGACTGTCCGATACAATGTTAAGAAATAATACTTCCGGCGTAAAAGGGGTGTTCTGGGACAGTTCACGTGAAAAATGGACTGCTCAAATTGGATTTCAGGGGAAAAATTACCGTCTGGGGCGATATGACAATATAGAAGATGCTGCCAAAGCCAGAAAGACCGCAGAAAAAGAAATGTTTGCTCCGATGCTGGACAAGCATGAGGGTGAAATGATGGTTGAAAAAAGAACAGTTATGTTTGACAAATCAAAAACATCATATCAATACAAATTAAGCCTACCGTCACGAATGGTCAAGAAACTGGGAATAACGTTTGATGATCGGGAAGTTGTCCTGAAAATGGAAGACAACAAAATAATTATAGAAAAAATAAATAAGGAGCAGGAAAATGGTACAGGTGAACAGGAATATAATGATAAATAAAGCCGGAGGGACATCCGGCAAAGGCACAAAAAACTACCGCGTTTCTATTCCGGTAGACATGATAAGAGCACTTGGGATCACCGAAGAAGACAGAGGCGTTTTGATGACCTTAGAGGGTAGTAAAATAATCATAGAAAAGGACACAAAACCCCTTGACTAGTGGTGTCCACTATGCTATAATAAAGACAGTTAAGGAAGACAACATTCAAGGAGGAAATGAAGATGAAATACGAAATTAGAACGACAGCTGTTAATGATCCAGAAGCCGTAGGATGCGGAATTGTTACAGAAGCTTACTTCGGCGGAGCTACACTTCCGTATACAAAGGAATGGAAATATGTACCTAGTGGCATACTCTCTGATGAAAAAAACTTCATTACAGAATATAGAAATATAGAGGAGGAATAAAAATGACAAATATTGAAGTTTTAATGCAGGATGGATGTACAAAGGCAGAAGCGGAAAATCACCTGAAGAGAGGCACAGTCGTATATGAAGAATCTGACAAAGATTACTTCATTGAAGAGTCCGTATCACAGGGATTCACGGAAGAGGAAGCTTTGGACAATTGGAACAATTTGCCACAGGTAGACAATTATCGCATCATGTATGTATTATAAGGCAGGAAAATATGAAAATTTCTGAATTATGGGATACATTCCGATATGAGCTTGATGATCTGAGAGAACAATGCGTTGAAGAAGGAAACGATCCAGAAGGAGATATATTCGATTCGATGGCGGACGAGCTGTACAAAAGGTACATGGAAGCCGAGAAAAAATGCGAAGACTACAGCGACTATTATTAGAACTCAAAAGGACGGGAATCAATCTCCCGCCCTTTTTTCACTTTTCAGCCGTTCTACAACAGCCGTGTACTCTTTCGGGTATATGGCCCGTATCGCTTCCATGTGCTCATCCATGACGGATATAAGCGCATCTACAGGAACACTGTAAGCTACCTTTTCAAATTCAGTCTGAGGCTCGCCTGCGACTATCTGGCGCGGATTTGAAGCACTATAGCTGTATTCCTCTACTTTTCGTACCCGCTCCGGTTCTCTTCCGTTCTGAAGACCATCACGGACCGTATAGAGGCACGCCAGTTTTTCGCAGACTGCATAGTTCGTGCCGCCTGCCTCAAGCTTCGCAATTTCAGCATTGATTTCGTTCAAATCCACGTCCTTCACCGCCTATCCCTGTAACTCTTCCAGTGCCCTTTTCAAAGACGCTCTATCCGTCTGAGAAAGGTCATCACGGTCCATCATATCTCTGATCTGGTCAGACAGATAGTCACGGCATCTACTCATTTCTCGTCCGTCTCCCCTAGAATAATGGCCTCGAACATAGTGACGTCCTCTGTTCGCATAACTCATGCCTCGGTCGTCCATTCGCATTCCATCACGGGCATACGTGCCGGATGCTCTCCAATCGCCGTCCATGGAGTAGCCGTTGTCGTCGATATACATGATTTTTTCAATGTTCTTGACGGTATCAGTAAGCTTATGCACTGTCTCAAGGTCTCCGGCACTCATTTCGCCTTTCTTAGCAATCTCATCAAGCTCTTTGCAGAGCATTTCTTTAAGGTCATACAATGTATTTTTGTTCATTCTTCACACCTCCGTTACGCAACACGTTCAACAATCATGTTTGCGTTGCTGATATTAATAGCCTCTGTAGATGTATTTTCAAGCGCAACTGTCACGCAGCATCCTCTAGGGACGTCGATATAAGCTGCAACGAATACATTAAAATAGTTTTCTACCGCAGCCGGTGTGACAATCGCAGTTGCTGAATTAAGAGGCTCCCCGTCAATCGCCAGAGCCACGGAGATAGCTTCAACTGTGCCTCCTGTAGGTATAGCGATATTGCCGCCAAAGCTGACTCTATAGCGGGCCTTACACTGATTCGTCGTGCCTCTTAGTGTTACGATGCCGGCACCCTCTCTGTGAACAATGCCGCATCCACCTTTGACCGCTGTCTCTGTAAGAGGAAGGTTCTGGCCAGCGGCGACTAGAACTGTATTAGAATTTGTATATTCTGCCATTTTTTCACGCTCCTTTTAAATAAAAAGTGGCAGGGCAACACCCCACCACCTAAGCAGTATCAGCGGAGGAGTGCTGACCATGTCGATATGCGACAAGCTGCCTTATTTCGTTATTCAGTTAACATCCGCAGCCTGTCCCACAGTTGCCGTACTGGTAAGGTGCAGGCACTGGGAATGCCGGAACAGGGCGAGGATTGTAGTAAGCAAACTGGCCTGTCATGTACGCCTTAAGCGTATCATTCTGAGCGGCCTGACTTGCTGCAAGCTGTGCTGCAAAAAGCTGCTGGCTCTGCTCTGCAATCTTCGCATCCTTCGCTTCGATTCTCTGTGCGGTCATAGCGTCGAGAATAGCTCTGGCGTTCTGGTTGTTTGATTCAATAATGTCTCGAGCTGCTGTATTGACGGTCTGTCTTGTATCACATCCCTGCTGTGCCAGGTTGTAATTTACGCCCTGGATAGCTTCTCTTGTCTCACAGCAGCAATTAGCCTGCTGCATCTGCATAGCATTAAGCTGCTGCATCAGTCCGGCCTGCTGGTTGGCTCTGGAAATCTCCGCAGACATGAAGCCGTTGCTCAAATTCTGCTGCACACCGTTCACAAGCTGAGCCTGTGAATAGAATCCGTCACATAAGCCATTATTGACGCCGTCGAGCTTTCTCTCAAGGTTTGCGAAGTCGGATGTCAGAATATAGCCATCTACTGCGCCAGCACCGCCGTTTCTGTTTCCGCCAAATCCGCCGATACCATTTCCACCCCATCCGCAAAAAACGAAGAGGAATAAAATAATAAGGAACCATGAACCATCGCCCCATGCACCATTTCTATCATTACCGCCAGTTACTGCTGCAAAGTCGGCAGGGGTCATCTCGCTTGTTGTCAAACTCATCTTTAATCTCCTTTTCAAATTTATTTACAATTATCTGCGCAGATATTGTACGCTATTATGGAATGTGTTATTTTAGAAATAGATTTATCCACAAAGCTAGAAAGGACTATTTTATGGAAATTTGGAAACCTATTTCTGATTACGAAAACTTATATGAAGTAAGCAATCTTGGTAATGTAAAAAGCTTAAATTATAATCATACAGGAAAAAGCAAACAGCTTTCTTTAAAACATCATCGAAGCGGCTATTTGACAGTCATGCTTTGCAAAGATGGAATTAATAAAAATAAATCTGTACATATCTTAGTTGCAAAAGCTTTTATTCAAAACCCTAATGGTTACCCTTGTGTAAATCATATTGACGGGAACAAAGGAAACAATACGGTTTCAAATTTGGAATGGGTAACACATAGTCAAAACACACGACACGCAATTAATACCGGGCTAAGAGCAGATAGCAATATGCGGGGTTTAAAAGGCATCTTAAATAAATCAAGTAAGCCTGTTTTGCAATTCTCGAAAGATGGAGAATTTATCCGGGAGTGGCCGTGCTTTTCAGATGCTGCTCGTTTCTACAACTGCAATCCTTGTACGATTGTAAATTGTTGTGCCGGAAGAATAAAATCTTGTAAAGGATATGTTTGGAAATATCCAAAATCACTTTAAAAAATTTTTAAATTCTTTCGCCATCGCTTGAAGCTGATCAAGCTGCTGCTGATTCATCTGACCGCTCTGCAAAAGGTTCATAACCGCCTGCTTCGGGTCTCCTGTGAACGAATTTTTAAACTGATTGAACTGCTGTATCATCTGCATTGGGTTATTCGGAATCTGCTGCATCATTTGTCATCACTCCTCTCTTTTCAAGAACGCCTACACGTTCTTCTAATGACTTAAGCTGTTTCTCTATAACATTATCCGCATCCGTCCGTTTAGGCTCTGGATTCGGAGTCTGTGCACCTTTTCGGGTGTATTCGAACACTTCCATGTACGGCTTTCCTGTCTGATCGGCTCTCTTTTCGTAGAATACCGGGGCAGTGCTGTCCCACAATCGAACAAATCCGTTCGGTGCTACTAGATAAGCCTGCGCTGCTCCCTCTCCCTGTACCCAGATTCGTTCATCTGGATTGGTCGGCTGCTGCTGAACCGGTTGATTCATCTGGTTGAATGCGTTCTGCATCCGAAGCTGACTCAGCTGATCAGGAACAGGTGGATTGTATCCGCCGCCGAATTGTGGATATTGTGAATAACCATTCATGTTCATATTTCCGTAAGGGTAATTCATGCGCTCTCCTCCTTTTTGTGCCAATAATATAGAGGGATTTCTTGCCCGGAATCCCATGTGTCATACCAATCGCCGTCGACCAGTGCCACCACATGGCCAGACAGGGCTAATATGTAGATGCCTTTCTGATGCTCTCTGGCGAAATCCGAGACGGTATATATCTTACCGTGTACGTCTGGAACCATCTTCCTTGAAAAGCCTATATCTAACAGATATGCGCCCCATACACTGTTGGCTGACGGCATATCGGACATTAACAGACCGTACAAGCACAGCTGCACATAAGTATATTGCCAAGTCTGATCTGTCGCCTTACTGATTGCCCGGACTGTACAGTCGCCGACTCTCGCTGCTATCGGATTGGGGTTGTATCGCTTATACATCGGCATCCCCCTTTCTAATCTATATTTAAACAAAAAAATATAGCGTATCCCACGAATCAGATACGCTATATTTACGCATATTATTTATTTTTTAGCTCTTTTGCATAGGCTACAACCCAAGGGATCGACAATAGCTTGTCTGCGGCGTTGTACCAGATTTTCTGAACATTCCGTACTGAAATATCCATCACTTCCGCCGCCTTTTCCTGTGTATAACATTCGTCCAGAAGAAGGCTGACAGCCTCTTTCTCTCTTCTGTTCAGCCGTGCCCGGATCATCGCAAATTCGATGATCTGACTGTCTCCACAATCCCAAAAGTATTTGATTAAGCCTCTATCCATGCTTTTTAAATGCACAATATACAAGACATAAGATATTAAAAACGGCTGAAAGAGTAAGAGCCTTTTTTAATCGTATATTGTGCTTCTCTGAATGAATAGCCGAAGATAATGCATCTTCTAACAGCATTTCCTTTGCTTTTTTCATATTCCTTGTTTACTTTCTGACAGTCTTAGCTTTTCTCAAACAAGATGGTCCGAATTTCAGATCAGTTGTCTCTCCCTCTGCGACCTGGAACGCCTTAATGGCTGCTACCGTCCTTGCAAGGCATTTTCCGTCTACTCTGTCCTTGTATGTGTCGTACCACTTCAGAAACAGCTGCACCTTCTTAACTTCTGATCCAGTGTCGCCTTCACCAATATAGCCTTTTGACGGAAGAGTCGGGAACTCGCCTGAATATGTCTTCTTACCCGACTTTTTCTGTACGATCCAAATCACATTGGTATCATATCTGAGCTTTTCAGGGCTGAAATATCCGGTGTTGTTTCTTGCCCCGGAATCACGCACATAGAGCTTCCCGTCCTTGTAGTCTGTGATGGCTAAGTAATGACCGCCTGATGTCCAGAAGTTATCCTTTGCCCCGTTCACCTTTCCGACCGTCAGGAACACGGCCCACCAGTCGCCTTTTAATGACTTCATCTTGGCCATTGCGTTTTTCCAAATTGTGCCACCGGAATGCTCCGGCTTGTAATATCCAACGACGTCGAAGCCGTAATGCTCAAAAGCAGCAGTTACACCGGCACGGGTTGTGCCGGATGAAAAGAAATCGCCGTTTGCGTAGAGCCACTCAGCAACCTTTTTTGGGGTAATGTCCTTGACCAGATTGGCAACGATGGCTGCAATACTGCAAGGTCCACAGCCGGATGCAGCCATGGAAATTCCATGCACTGTTCCCCATTCTCTCTGTTTAAATGTCTTACTCATATCAGCCTATCTCCTCTCTATTCTGCTTCTACTTCCGGAATGCCTGCAACACTTGTCAGGACGCTCACCACTCCGGCCATCACAGCGCCAGAGATGATCATCTTCCAATCCACAGCAGTGATGAACGCGTTAGTCCCGATCAGTGCCACGGCTGTCTGGGCCATGGTCTTGACAGCTCTCACACCTGCCGCTTTGAACCACTTAACTGTATTTACATCGTGTTTTAATACGCAATTTCTAAACATTTTATACACGCTCCTTTTCCTCTAAATCCGCTATTCGGTGGTTTGCTACACGGACTTTTTCGTCCATTGTGGCCATCTGCTTCTCTAATGCATATGTGCGTTCGATGATGCTGTTATGTTTGTCAACTCGCTTGGTGAGCTCGTCAATCTTGTAAGTTATCATCGTTGTAGTCTCATCGTGCTGTTCTCGAATTCTATACTGCTGAAAAGCATTATTGATCATGCAGACTATGATGGCTACCACGCCGGTTATCATTGCTTCGGTCATATCTGTATACCTCAATTCTAAGTATTTGCCTTGACCCCGACAAGGGAGATAAACTGGATCACCTCCTGAGAAAGCTAGCCCACCTGTTTTTTAGTGATTTGGGAATATATTTTTCCCATACGAAATAATATTCATTGACCTGTTCGGATTCCGTCTCTGTCTCAACTACCGTTTCTGTCTCGGCTTCCGTCTCTGTCTCGCTTTTGAAATATGAATCAGGAATCACTACATTCTCAGCAGCCTTCTTCCCAGCTTCGTAGGCAGCGTCATAAGCTTTTTCCATATCCGGCATCTTTGGAGGGTGTAGCGGCGGCGTACAAGCGAGTGCCGGCAGTGCCATTGCCACTACAAGAACGGCTGATAAAATCAGTAGAATTAATTTTCTTTTCATTAAAAGACCTTCTTTCTTTTTGATTTTTTGATATTATCTAGTTAACTAAAGCCCTCTTTAGTTAAGCGTTGGTAATACACCACATAATGTGCTGTACATTACATCTGCAAACTGTAAATAACCAACTATGTCATATCCATAAGTTGAACTATCTTCGCCAGTTTTATTTGGATGAATTGAATCAGCAGGAATAATAATAGTTTCTTTACTTCTACTGTTCAATGATATTTTTTGTTTACCAAAATTATTTTCACTATCGTGACATAAAGCTAAAGGGATAAAGTACACATTTTTATAATCTGTAAATTTTTCAATAAGACTTATCATAAGACTTTGTATTTTTATATCTTCACCGTATTTATACACACCATTTCCCATGCCATAGCCTTGTGTGTTTAATTGATGTGCAATTCCATTCTGATTACTTCTATAAATTGCATTACAAATAAAAATGGGGATGTTTGCATCATCTTTCCTAATTAAATCAACCATTTCTGCAATATTTTCAACCGCAACATCCACTGTATAGCCATTTATATCATATGTTCCAAGCTCAATCTGGATAATATTCGGATTAATTGAATAGGTGTTTTTATAGTAATTCCAATCAAACTTAGAAGTATCTGGATTATAGAATGGATTTGTTAGCCCCCTTAGTGTAGCGTCATTCAGGAAACTGTATGCAGTATTTCCGTTGTACCCTTCATGGTAGTATATATCACCTCTACCATCATGCTCTTGTGTACCGACATAAATCATCGAACCATTAGACAAGTTTTTCTGAACTTCTATTTGCCATTGAGTACCACCATAGGTCATCGAATCACCCATAGGCAAAATAGTATAACTTCCGCTTGTAATGGCTGATACAACCTTCAAAATAGTCGTTTTTGTGAAAAGCAATTCATTAGCATCATTATAGATATCCAATTTCAAATTATGATTTCCAATTTCTGTTGGTGCAACTGTAAACTTTCTTCCTTCTCCAAATCCAATATCGCAAGTCCAACATAGATGAAATTTGTCAGCATCAATACATACCTGATTATTGTAAATATCAATAGTTCTGCCTAATGCACAATAAATAACGTCAGGCATATAAACATGAGGCTTTAAATCATCTTTCTTTACATATTCAACAACTTTTTTAATGTACTCATTTTTATACGGCAAATATACTTCTGGTACATTTTTGCCTTCACACACCATAGGCATTCTTTCTTTTGTCATATTTTCTGGTCCATACGACAGAATTACATAATACGCATCCGATGGAGTGGTAAAAATATTTCCAATATCCCTACCACCACTTATAAATTTTTTGTTTTTATCAAAAAATGCAATTCTGACTATCACTAATGCATTTCTCCAAATCATTCTCCACGAGGAGTAAGTAGTATTTGATTTTACAAATTCATAATCAGTTCTTTGAAATTGAGTATTATCTTTAAAAGACCCGTCAGAATCGCATATACCTACTGTAAGATTATTAATGTTAATTAGATTATCTTGCTTCAACGCTAAGTATTTAACTTTCAAGCAGTCATCTATGTCTTCCTTTAGCGAGCTAACATCTTTAGTTAATGCTGTGTAATCTTCCGGAATCGTATCAAGCGTATCAGTCCCTTTTTTTGCGATTTCAGCAGTAGCCGAATCCTTTGCCGAAGCAACAGCATCTGTCGCAGATGTCTGCGCTTCCGTGATCGCGCCTGTTGCAGCGTCTTTCGCTTCAGATATAGCCGCTGTAGCTGATTCTTTTTCCGTATTGGCATGCTCTGTGATGGCTGCTGTAGCCTCTGCTGTCATATCTACGACATTCTGTCCGAATTCAGCCGCTGTTGTATCAACAGAATTCTTTGTCTCTTCAACAAATGTCTTCATTTGTTCGACTGCCTTTTTGTCCTCAGTGACCTTCTCAGCCGTTTTTCCGAAATCAGCAAACATCTGTCCGAATTCGTCTCTTGTTCCGGTGTATCCCTTGCTCACGGCCTCAGCATAGGCCGTTGCGATGCCTAAATCTGTTCTAATCATGAAATATAACCTCCAAATGTCCGCTATCTGTTAATTCGAAGGGTTACATCCGCCTGATTCTCGCCATTCTTGAAATGCACCGTTTTAGTCAGACCAAGCCAGTCGAGTGAAAAGACGAATCTGGCTGATATATAGTTTTTGCTGTCGCTTACGGTCGTATTTTTCGCAAGCTGAAGAACCTGTCCGGTCACTTTTCCACGTATCATTCCACATCCTCCTATTATTAGTTTGTTCCATTATCCCACGCTATGCTAACAATTACTCCGTATATCGTTCCTTTATTGCCAGCAACACCAGTAACAGCACCAGTCGCTGATTTGCCAAAAAACCATATTTTTTGTCCAGCAGTTAATGTAGCTTCTATCCATTGCGCAATTTCAGTATCTGTTGCGTTTGAGTATGGCAGATACACAAATGTCGCACCAGCAGCTCCTTCGCTATTTCGAACTCCTGTTATATTTGCACTAGAAACTTTATTTGAATTGGTACTCAATTCTACCATAGGTTTATTTCCAGATGTACCAGAAGCCACGCCAATAAAAGTGAATCTATAGGTACCGTCTTTAGGAACGACAAATCTCCCAATATTCAGCACTTGTTCACTTGTGCTTGAACTACTCGTTGTTAGCTTTTTATACTTCCCCCAAATCGGTGTATCACCGGCTTCAATTGTATCAGGAAGTCCGGCGCCGGAACTGCCACCGGACTCAACATGTGTTCCGGTGATCGGATTGCCGTGACAATCGTGTGCTGTATATCCCTGCTTCAAGGACGATGCATTAACCGTGTCATCCGTCAGGTCAATCAGCACCTCAGAGCCGTATATAACCTTATTTACTGCCATTTTTGACCTCCTATCCGATTGTTACAGTTGTACCGTTCAGATTTTCATCACGGGATACAGGAATAGCATTTACGGTTACCTTAGAAAGGGCATTATATCCAGAATCAGGCTCAACAACCTGTTCGTTCGCTGCCGGAGTCACACTCTTCTGCTGTGCTACAACATTACCGCCGGTTGACTTGATAAGGTCTACGAGCTGCTGATATGTGACCGTTCTTGTACCGTCTGAGGTATCTACGATAAACACCTCAGAACCATTAAATTCCTGTATTTTTTCATATGCACTGATTTTAGACATAGGCTTACCCTCCCTACTGGTCAATGCGGCCGATTGAACACCACTCTATCGTTGCCGTCGTTGCGCTTGTTGCGTTGAAATACAATGTAAAGCTTTTTGAAGTTACACCTCCAACCGAAACGCCGTATTTGAGCGGATCGCTTGCATGGATTGTGACGAAAACATTCGGAATGGACTTGTATGCATTCGGGAATGTGATTTCTTTTTTAACCGCTGTATTCGCTTTCTCCACGGTCATGGATTGTGATCCGCGCTGGATTATAGGTACATTATAACTATTATCCTTATAATTGAACTGCATTTTGCCGTTTGAATATATTCTAAACGAAGATTTTTCGCTGCCGTTAGCATCCTGAAGGGCAATCCCGGCACCGATAACCTCAGGGTTGCCGGATGAAGAGTTGAAAGAACTTACCCAGCTCATCAGTGCCGCTTTTGCATTATCGCTAAAAGCTCTCAAGGTTCCTTTGAAGTCAAGCTTCTTTTCAAGGTTTGTGGCCCTTGTGTCTAACTTTGTGATATCGTCCGAATTCGCTTTTGCCAGAGAATTTGCTGCCTTTGCAACATCGTTTGCAGCATTAATATTTTTCTGAAGATTCAACAGATTCTTGATATTCGATATCACTGGATCGATTTTCTGAATCGTTGAACCGTATAAAACGATTCTATAAAGTGGGACTTCTCGAAGCGTTCCGCCTGATCTGATGTCATTCTGAGTCACGGACGGGTCGGACGGAGAAGAGGAGGCTGTGCCCTTAACGATATCAACCGAAAAAGATTCAACGCCGGATGATGCATTTTTTTGATAACGTCCGACAATTAAATCATTCCTGTAAAGGCCCTGTGACCCTGTTGCTACCGTCAGTTTCTCTGTCCCGTCTGTTCGACAGTGCACACCCTGAATAATGATTTCGAGCTTCGGCAATGTCACGACGCCGGACGTCGTCTCTTTTGCTTCAGGCATGTCAAATGCAAGCACAACGTCAGAGCTACTCAGAAGCCCCGCGTTGAAAGAAGCCCAGTCATCTGCTGTAATGTGTGCACTTCCTGTGTGTCCGGTAACTATTTTTGCCATTATTTATCATCTCCTATTTTGAAAGATACCGATGCTATCCCATTTTTGATTTTTAGAATTTTCTTCGTAACCGGCTCTTGAATCGTGATGCCGGTGACATAATCACGTCCCGAAATGACGCTGCCAAGCTCTAACTCAATCCGTGATCCGTCAGAAATCGTCATTGTCTGACTATCCGACTCATTTATGTCGCCAAATTTCTTCGTAGCACTATCAAGCAGCTCCGCTTCATTTTCGGACGAGTCAGATGAGCTGTAATCATATTTATACACCCGAATATCGTCACCGTTCGGGATGCCTGAAACCTGTTCAATCGTGCCATCTTCTTTTTGATGCAGATACAGAACCGTTCTTTTTTCGAGCTGTCCGCCACCGAGTGCAATTATATAGTTATATTTCAATATTTTTTTGTCGATGCTAAAATTAAGATCATAGTCCTGCGATATCTCATCATCAACCGCGTTCGGTTTCGCTGACAGTTCAACGAAAAATTGTGTTTCTTCGTTGACCACGCTGATGTCCAGTCGATAGCCTTTGGACTCAAGTAAGGATTCCATCGCATTAAGAATGTAATCATATCTGTTTATTTTATAACTACTCACGGAAACTCCTGTGAGGTCGTCAGAGACTTTAAATACGTCTGTATACTGTCCGCCAAGCAAAGTCTTGAGGCAGTTCGTCAGATCGCCTGAGACGTATAGATAAGCCTCTCCCGTCGGTGGCTCAACAACCTTGTCCTTGAGCATTCCCCGGAACGTCTCGCCGTATACTTTTACGATCCCATCAGATGTATCTGACTTAATTCCTTCTATCCGTCCGCCGTATTCTGTTCCGTCGCAGTAGATATAGTGTCCTTTTTCATAGATTTCTGAATCATACAGTGACACAGGTATTCCGATTTCAAAATCATTTTCACTGCCGATTTCAAAATCAAACGAACACTTATCAGAGAGATGCATCATGTCATATCTATCCTTATCGGTTATATAAAAATCCATGATGTACCTCCCTTACAATTCAATCCGATTGTTATTAGAATCAAGAATCGGCTCTCCGCTTGAATCGAGCAAGTAAACGCTCATATCTTCTGTTTCACTGCCACCGGGTGCCGGTGTAGGTGTATCACTGCTTCCGATATTGCCAGTCAAAGATTCCCAATCGGGTTCACTTCGCTTGTGATATAAGAGTACGTCAAATCCAAAATCTCCGGACCATATAAGTTCGTTTTGACTAGGCTGAATCTCTTCAAAGACACTTTCCTTCTTATACCTGTAACGCATCACGGATGTCTCAGCACGGTCTTGCAGAACCTTAGTGATCGTCTTGTTCATAGAGTCAATAACGAGGTTTTCGCCGGAGTTAAGGCCGACGTTGACCTGATAAGTATGGCCGCCAATCTTGATCATCACCGGATTAGAACATGGACCGTAGACAGTGATCTTGAATGCAGCAGGAAAGATTTGAGAATTTGAAATAGTATTCTGTCCAACATTCGACGACTGCAAGTCGATTGGAAGGTCGAACGGAAAGTCAATCCCGCCGCTTGCAGACACATTCACTGCGCTATACGAAAAAATTTCTTCCTTGATCCAGAACGGTTCATCCGTGATCACGGTCAGGTCTGCCTTCGTGAAGTCTCTATGCATCAGATAGCTGCTATTTTCGATTGCAGTAATCCAACATTTTAAGTACCAATTCCCGATACATATACGCCCTTTTTTGCCTGCTAAAATATCACTTTCGAAAACTTCAAAAAGGTTATTCCGAACAGCTATTCTTTCAGAAAGGGAGTTTTTTATAATAACAATCGGAAGGCTCTTTTTAACGGGTTCCTTATAGAATCCGCCTATGATATTGTTATCATCCGAATACGACCATTCGTAATCTCGTAGGTCGTTATAATTAGCATACAGGCCGCCTTCACCGAAGACGACCCGTTTTCCATTGTTATTTTCGTAAAAAAATTTATCAAGCATATTTTTTCACCAGTCTTGCAAGCTCTCGCTCGTCAAATTTTATATTCATCGACCTGAGAGCGTTCACAATCTTGTCATAGAGGCCGTTATTGAGCTTGATCAGCTCCGACAGGATGGCCGAAAGAACGTCACTGGAAGCTTCTGCGGAAGCCTCACGAATCATGTTCATCAGGTGGTCTTCTCCTGCTACAACCTCGTTTCCTGCCTCTCCACCGCCTAACAGATGCCCTCCGGATGCTCCGAAGATGGTTGCATCGCTAAGGACCATTGCATTATCCATGGCCTTTTTATACCATTCGATGCTGAAATGTGGCACGCTCGGTGGAGTCAGGCCAAATTTGCCGGTGATCGACAGATGAGGCAGTTTCAAATGCGGTAAACTCCACGAAAATTTGAATACGCTCTTAATCTTGTCGATTGCACCCTTGACGATATTGAAAGCCTTTGTGAAGGTTGTTTCAAACGGATTTGTAACAGTTGCTACAGTGCTTTTTACAGTCGCTATCGCATTTTTAATAGGAGACGTGATGAAGTTTTTCACACTCGAAAAGATACGACTCACAACGCCTTCTATACCTGCTCCCGTGAATGTCGACTTGATGTTAGATACAGCATTTTTGATGATTCCTTTCGCCTTTGAAGGTAGTGACTTAATGCCGTTGATAACGCCGTCTAAGACGTTCTTACCGAGATTTAGCCAGTTAAACGCTGTCCATACTGAAACGATAGCTTCAATAATTTTCGGAATATTCTCGACAAGTGTTGGAATGGCCTGAATGATACCGGTCACAAGCATTACGATCAGATCAACGCCGGCCATAAGGATTTTCGGAGCATTTTCGTTGATGATTTCCGCAATATTAATAATAATCTGCGGCACATACTCGATAAGAAGCGGCAGGCTGTTGATCAAGCCTTGTGCCAGATTCTTAATTAATTCCAATCCGGCATCTATGACCGTTCCGGCGTTCTCTCGAATGTACTCCGTGAACTGTTCCAGCATCGGCAACACATTCTCTAAGAATGTCGGGATACCCTCAACAAGCCCCTCACTGAGCTTTTTCAGAAGTTCAACAGCTGTGTCTTTTCCTGTCTCAACGAAGTCTTTTCCGCCCGACTCCCACAAATTTGACAGTGTCTCGATGCCGAATTCGATGACATCAGGTGCATTTTCGACAATGGCCGAACCGATAGCCTTCATCATCGACTGGCCAGCACTGAAGAACGCCGGAACGACTTCTGTTACAACACCGGGAAGCTTCTCTGCAATGACAGGGCCAATGTCCTGCGCTGCCTCTCCAATGCCCTCGAAAATCTGAAGAATTCTCGGTAATACATTGCTTGCTGCCACTTCTACACTCTCAATGAACTGAGATGTCAGCTCTGAAAGGTCTTGATTCTGATCGGCGATTCCGGTCACAAGATTTTCCCATGATGCTTTTGCAGAATTAACAGAACCCTCGATGGTGGTTGCTGCCTCTTCCGCCGTCGTTCCGGTAATGCCCATGTTCGTCTGAACTTCGTGAATTGCATCGACAATCTGGTCGAATGTGATGCCGTCTAAGTCTTCGATAGTCTTATTCAGGATGCCGGAATCGTTGATCAGCCTGACCATTTCGGCCTGAGTACCGCCATAACCGAGCTTGAGGTTGTCGAGCATTGTGTAATTTTGTTTTGCAAAGCCGGAATAGGCATTCTGAATATCCTGAATATTCGTGCCCATCTTGTTGGCGTTGTCGCTCATGTCCGTGATGGCTCTGTCGGCTTCTTTCGCTGCTGCTTCGGTATCTCCACTAAGACCCTGAATCAGCGATGCAGAGAAGCTTGTGACGGTTTCCATGTAGGTGTTTGCCGACATGCCGGCCGTCTTATAGGCTCCCGCAGCTGCTTTCATTACTGCGTTTTGTGCAGACATGAGGCTTTTATACTTATCTTTCGCGTTATCGACTGTACTATCTATGCTCTTTGCGTATTCTTTCAGGCTCTGCCCTCCGGCGCCAAACAGAGTCTGGACACCGCCAGCGAGCTGCTCATAGCTCGAATATGCATCGAGCGATTTTTTTGTAATAACAGCAATACCGGCTTGAATCGTTCCATACGCTGCCGCTACCGTCTTAGCGGTCGTCACAGCAGCTTTCCCGAGAGTAGACGCGATGAAACTTCCAGCCGATTTCGCTTTGCTTTTAGAATCGTCTAAGCCTTTGTCGTATTCTCCCGTGTCAAGGCTCAGTTTTGCATATAGCTCAAGAAGATTCAAATTTCAACCCCGCCCTTCTCATCAAATCAGCGACAATCTCATCACCGGAACGCGTGTCTTCTTCTTTTTTCTTTCCTTCTAGGATGTCAGCATATCTCTGTGTAATCGGCTCTTTCCTGAAGGCGTTGAGACCACACAGGAGGCTGTCTGTCACATATATTCTATACGCCTTTGTTTCAATATCTTGCTGAATACGGGCTACCGTAAATCCTATAAAACCTTTAACGCTGCGCCCTCTGTATTCTCCGACGCAGAGACAGACGATTCGCTGATATTCTCTGACTCTGCTGATGTAAAAAGCCCCTGTAAGTCCTCATCATTCGCAAGTGACATTACGTCTTTTACAAGGCCCATGAAGCCTTTTGACTGCTTGTATTCGTCTACAGTCTGCGTGTTAAGAGCTGCCATGATGACGATCAGGTCTTCCTTATGCTTTTTGATAAGGACCGGAAGGCTTGACTTGATCCGACGCAAGGCCATCTGGATCGCATTTTCGCCTTCCTGTGGCTTTTCCTTTGTGAAAAAATCTCTTGCTGTATCGTCTTCGGCAATGCTCATGATCGGAACAAGGATATCTGCAACGATATCAAGCCCCTGCTCCATTGTGATTTCTGAAAGTTTCTTCATATTATCTCATTCCTTCCTTATTTACCGGCAGATATATACACTTCGTAAGGCACTTTGTCCGGTTCTTCGATGCTGTAATGTCCTGTGTATGTGAATGCCATCTGTCCTTTTGATTTGTCGCTTGTGGTCAGCTGAAAACCGCCTGTAGAGAGGGCGTTAATCAGATGGATTGCCATAAATCCGCCGTTTGTATCGTCGTTTTTATCGGAATAGTCGCCGACCCACCAGACATCTCCATAGTCCGCCAGCTTCACATCATTTCGCGGTGTAATCTTTGTCTCGTCTACGCTGTCGATGTCCGCAACAGCCATGAGTTTTTTGACACTTGCCGCTGTGGCCGTAACGTACGTGCCGGATAGCGTGACTTCATGGCTGTCCAGGCGCTTCAGTTCCATCGTATTCTTCGGACAATTGTCGATATCTTCGCCGAAATCCGTAAATGTAAGGGCATCCGCGAAGCTGATACCTCCTGTAGTAGCACCAAGGATGTTCCCAATAGTGCCGCTTGCCGGTGTGAATGTATCACACAGAACGCCTGTGTTCATCTGCAATTCTTTGAATGTATTTTCGGGAATTTTTGTAAATTTCATTTTCTATCACCCCTTCAAAAATTCAACTGTAATATTAAGTAAACGACGCTTAATTGATGTATCTCCGTCATCCAGCAGGGCATTACACCAAGGCTCGCCACGCTTGAGCCATACTGCTCCGCTATCGCAGGCTACTACTTTTCCGCCTCGTCCGATAGCTGCTGCAATCTCATCCGCTTTCTTGTTCGGAATCAGCTCAGAAGTCGTATAGAACCACAGGGATGCAGTTATAGATTGCTCTGCATCTCCGAAGAACCCATCATAATAATCGTATGTCATATACGGAAAAACGACATCATCCGGGACAGATGTCGTAGGATATGCCGTTATTCCAAAAGAATTAAAAAACTTATATAATGCTTCGCCTGTTGTCATTGTGTCAGCTCCCATCTCTCCGCCGTTGACTGTGCGATGTCCAGTGTCGATACAGTCGGAGACATCTTATCCGAAGAATCTGACGTAATTCGGAACGTTTTGCCGTCAGAAAGACGACGGATCACGTCGTGATAATCCAGATGAACGTTTCTGCTTGTAGTCACTGTGTATACGCTCGTCATGCCGTCATGTTCGGCCTTGCGGGCTTCCATTGTGGTATTAAGAGTAAGAGCTGCATTGAATTCTGCGCCGTCTGTCCACTCAGAAAGGAAGCCGCCTGCACCGTCTGGTGTACGTTTCTTTTCGACGAAGCAAAAAGGAATCATCATGTTTTCGATCAAGCTCATTAGACCTTCCTCCATTCGTTTAAGCGGCTCGCAAACACATCTTTCCATGTCTGCGGTGAACCATTCTGATTTGTCGCACGTGTATAGCTGTATCCGCCGAATGACTCGCTAGAGTACGGCCCAACATTGTTTCCGCCATACTTCTCTACATACTGTGCGATATCCTCGCAGAGATTAAGGAAAGCTTTCGGAGGCTTCAGAGGAACTATAGTCCCCGTGAATGTCTCATTTTCGAGCTCATATGGCGGGTACTGGTACACCCCGTCATTCAGCACAGAACCTTCAATTAAGAAATACTGACCTTCAATCAGAAAAGGAAGGTCAATGGTGCCATCCTGAATCGTATAGGTCCCGTCGATATACTCCTCTGTTTGGAAGTAATTCCGGATATGTCTCATTACCTCAGAAATCATCATCAACCCTCCTCACTCTTAATTCTTAGGCTGCAGCTGTGATTGTGCCTACAACAACGCCGGAAATCATCTCTGCAAACAATGTCAGACCGCTGACGATAACATCTTCACATGTCATCGTTTTGTAGTCAGAATCCTCATGAATACCGATCAAGCCAAGCTCATCAGCCGTGAAGCTGAATGCATTGCCTAAATCAGCACCGTTGACCGGGATGTAATACAAAACAAGGTTGTCCTTAGCTGTCGCATATACCTTACCCTTCGGAACAGAGCTATTCATGAAAACAGTTCCCATGCCAAGGAAATTTTCAATGTACGTCATGCCGAAGGCTGTCTGTGTAGTGATCGTTGCTGATGCAAGATAATCAGCAATATCAAGCGGATTGATGAAATATACCGCTTCGATAGCATTGTCTTCGAACAGTGTCTGCAGCTGTCCCCACGTCTGTGCAAGTGTCGCCTGAAGGCCTACGCCTGTAGAGGTTCCTGTTCCTGTTCCTAAGAACGTGAAGAACTTTGTACGAATGTTGTTCTGGATGTCCTTCATCATTCTGTCGGTTGTCAAGGTCACCGCCTGGTCAAAACCAGATCCAATGATAGCCTCCGCTGTTGTAGCCTTTCTCCACTTTTCTAATGTGATTTCCCCGTAATTAACAACTTTCATTTTGTATTTTGAAAGTGGAATCACTTCACCTTCGGCAACAGTTCCGCTCGCAAGCGTACCAGTTGCTTTGTATGTCTTTAAAACGCTTCCGGCCTGTTTAGATATTTTTCTAGTTACGCCGAGAGCCTCAATGAGCTTCTTAAGATTCTCTGTGAAAAGCTCTGTGAAAGCAATCTCCCTAACCTGAGCATCTGTCAGATCGGTAGTTTTAATCAAATTTGTTTCAGTAGCCATTTTTTAATCTCCTGAATTAACATTATTAGTTGTATAGAGCTGAGGATTCTCGCGGATACGTTTCATCATTTCTGCTGTTGATTTGACGCCCTTCCTTGCCTCTTCTCTGCTTGTATATGATCCTGTTCCTCCGTCGTTTGTCGGAGGATTCTTAACATTTGCGCCCTTTGTCTGTGTAGATTCAATAAATCCTGACCAATCTGATTCAATCTTCTTTTTGACATCAGCTGCATCCTTGATCTGTCCTTTATCGTCCAGCTCAATTTCTTCAAAATTGGTGACTTTAAGCACATTGTCAATAACTTTGGCACTCACCTTTGACTCTTCAAGAAGCTTCTTGTAAGCCGCTTCTTTAGCCGTTCTGCTGTCCTTAGCAGTCTGCTCATCTTTGAATTTTTTGAAAGCGTCGCGCTCGCTTTCGTATTTCTTTTTCCATTCGGAATCATCGCCACCGCCATTTTTCTGAGCATCTTTCAGATCATCCTGTGCCTTCTTCAGCTGTTCTTTTAAGTCGTCCTGTTCTTCTTTGAGGTCGTCCACCTCGCTGTGCAGCAGGTCCATTACAGCCGTCAGCTTTTCTTCATCTGTCATGTCGGCATCTTTGACGATTTTTCTCAGTTCACTTCTTTTAAGTGCCATTTTTATTCCCTCCACTTCTTTGGTAGCTTCGCTTTGCTAACGGGCAAAACGACCGCTATTCTTCGCAGTCTATAGGCACAATATACTGTGTATTTATCTACCGTAACTGCAAAAAAGGGACTCGGCACAATGCCGAATCCCTTATCCTTCCATCATATTTTTAATGATGCTTGCGTATTTACTTGAATTTTCCGTGACAGCCGGTTTTAAAAATGGTCGCGGTCTCATACCGTGTGTCATGTGCCAGTTTCCGTTTGAGTCTTGATACTTCCACGGGGTTTTTCTTCTGCCGTATGGTGACTGTGTACCACTTCCCATTTCGAAGTAGATGGCGTACGAAACATTAGTTCCGATATAGCAGTCTTTCCCGTCAACGATGTGTGTTACGCTAGACATCAGACGGCCTGTTCGGGGCGTTGTAGCTCCGGTTATAATCTTTTTCTGTATGTTTTTCTTTGCATACCCTTCCGCAGCCAGTCCAATTTCTTCCAGCGCCTTATTGCACTTCTCATCAAACAAGGCTTTGACTGCATCCACATTGTCTACAATCTCGAATTCTGACATCTTACCGCCTCTTTCCTCTTTTCCATGCTGCATATTCTTTTGCGCCGCCACTCCAATGACTCAGATCAACCGGATCAGCATCGTTAATGCCAGAGATAATAGCCCGTGTGGTGCATCGGCAGTTGTACAGCTCCCTTGCAGTGCCATACAGCATGTCCCCCGGAAAACGAAGGCCATTGGCGAACCGTTCCCCGTGCTTAACCCTTGTACCGTCCAATGCCCTATGGCTGTCACGGGTACGGTAATCGTGTGTAGCGATCCACTCGTCCTGAATCTGTATGCCACTCTTCTCCGCAGCTGTATAGGCTTCGTATGTTCCGCCGTTCTGTGCACTTGTCGTCGCCGTCCTTGCGCTCCTGATCGCAGATGCACGATTCATTGCCGCAACCTGCTGGAACCTGTCTGCAATGCTCCCGATGCCTTCGCCTTGCAGGATGCTCTGCATGAGGCAGGCTTGTAGCTTCTTCTTGTTCCATTGCCGATCCTTTGGAATGTCAACAGAAGGAAGCGGCAATAAACGCGGATTTTTGAGAATCAAACGGCGCAAGACGGCCTCATTCATCAAATCAAAGTCGGCACCCATCTGGATATTAGATATATAATTCTGCGCATATCCTTCTACCGTGTAGGCTGCGTAGTTGTAATTCTCGCAGAAAATATTAATGATTGCGTCTTCTATATAGCTTGCAGCGATAACATTCGTATTCGTAAGACGTTCCGCCATCTTATCACGGAGATCATCCCAGTGCTGACCTCTAGCCAACTGGGATTGTTCCCACAGCCGAAATTCGTCGGTTGTATACTTGCCTTCCTGATAGGCCTTGTATTCCTTTTCCCACCGCTTCGCATACCGGAGGAAGTAGGCTCTGGCCTTTGCGTTCAAGTCTTTCCACGCCTCTCGATACTGCTTGTCTAGCTTTCTTTCAAGGGCTTTCAGCTCTTCTTCTGTCCAGTCCTCTATATACGACATTATTCATCATCCCCATTGTCACCCTGTCCGCCTTGATCATCGCCTTCGCCGTCTCCGTCTTCTCCGTCTCTGTTCTGTCCGCCGTTACCGAGATTGAAGCTGTTCAGCTGCTCTTTCTCTCTCTTATCAATCTCTTCATCGGCCTCCTCCGGAGTCAGGAAAGGCAAGTGCTTAATTATGCACTCATCTGACAGGTAAGCCGCAGCTTTCAGGATCATATCCAGTGTTTCGTTCTGGTTCGTGACCTTATTCCAGACGAAAGTCGGCTCATCGTCGATGCCTGCCAGTTCCAGAATCTTTTGTACGAAATTGATAACATTGTATTCGAAGTCTGCGCACTTGTTGTCCTGCGACTGATAAGCTGCCTGAATCTCCTGCGCTGTCTTCTGTGCAGCCGAAAGAGTATTGACGTCAAGTGCCTGAAAATCCTCATAAATATCCTTTCTGAGCAGCTCAAGCATGGTCTTTCGTGCATCGTAAGGCACATCGAGGGTATGCGCTTCTATGCTTGCCTCATCCCCGTCCACGGCAGCAGCATGTACAGACTTCATTCTCTGTATGAACTTAGCCAGGTCAACGTCTTTCATTCCGCCCTCATTTTTGAGGATCCAGTAAAATCCCGATGTATCATCAATCTCATTCGCCAATCCTGATTTAATGAAATCGTAACAATCGATGCTTTCCCGGATGCCTACAAGCTCGCTTTCATGCGTATCATTCGCATATAAGCAGACGATAGGCAGACTGCTGTAGTTTTCCTCACAAACATCGTCGATGCCTTGCACCTCTGTAGACTTCGTGATGATCTTGTAGCCCTTTCTAGGCTGCATAACCTTCGCATCTTCGCTGCCTGTCTTGATATATTCCGTATAGCCTTCATCTTCGTAGAGGGTTGCTCTAAAAATCTTGTTCTTTCCTTCGTTTCTGAACCAATATCGAATACCAGCTCGCAGCTCTCCTGTATCCTCGTCGTAGAGAGGACAGAAGCCCGGAGAAGAAGGGGTGTCTGCATATCCGAAGACCTCTAAATGATCGTAGTTCCAAAAACCGAAGGCACGTCCCGCAGCCATTGCCTTTTTTGCGGCAGTCTGTAGCTTGTAATCAAAATCTTTCCCCAGTTTCTCCTTGTTATTCTTGTTCTGCAAGGTAACGCCGTTTCCTAGAACATACTGCACCTGCTGTATGATCAGACGTCTAAAGAAGAGTGTCTTAAGTTTGTAATTAGCGCTGAACAAATCAGGAATCCTACGACCGGACAGGCTGTATAGGAATTTCTGAAAACGTTCTATAGTCTCATTGTGCTTTGCGTAGTAAGCTTCCCCAGACCGCGCATTTTTGTATTCTTCCGATTCCATGAAAGAGTTTACGGCATATCGGCAGAAGTTGCCCCGTTCAATATCATTGTTGCCGAGCTTATCTAAATCTTGATACGTTCTCATATCTCACCTCTATAGATAGAATTCATATTCATTATCGTCCTCCGTGTCATCTCTGTTCACAAGCTTCATCGTTTTCACGAAATATCTGATAGCATCACACGAATGATCCGCCTCTTTGACCGGGGCGTCCTCTCCTCGCTCTGCTTTCTTTTCGTCCCATCTGTACCCCTGTATCTCTTCGATAGTCTCTTTGCAGCATCGTTTCAGGAACATCAGACGGCCATCCTTAAGCATCACCTGTGTGTCTGCAATACCATTCAGGACATCATTTTTCGCCTTCCTGACACTGTATCCCCTCTGTCTAAGCTCTACGATTAGCGCACTTGCAGAAGGGTCTACGATAATGTTTCTAGGGCATATCTTTTCTGTGTCGTATTCGTCCGAACTCAGCCCGAAGGTCTCTTCCATACCGTCGATAAGCTGCTTTACAGACTTTTGTAGCTTCTTCTCACGTCCACTGTATCGATATTGGTTCGTGCATACCCATGTGTTCGTGCCTTTCTTTCTGCGCCACAAAAGGAATACAGTTGCATTCTGGATACCAAAGTCACACGATATGTACCAAGGTCCTTCAAGTTCCGGAAGCTGATCTATAACATGCACATTCTCGTCAAACATGTCGTAAATCGCACCCTCTGCCATCGCCCAGCGTCCCTCTATGTATCTTGCATAGAAGATGCCTACATACATAGCTCGATATCTAGCCTTAATCTTCTCTGTAAGGCTCAGGTTATCGTCCATCGTGAAGTGCAGATATAGCAGCCTCTTAGCTTTTCTGTTGTCTATCCAGTTTTTTTTGAACCAATGATTCGGACCGTCCGGATTGCAGTTAAACAAATACTTTGAGCCATCCACAGAGCATCGTCCAGTCGCCTGATTGACGAAAGATTCCGGCATCAGGGCAACTTCATCGAAGAACACGCCAGCCAATGTGATGCCCTGGATCAGATCCTGTGACCTCTCATCCTTACCGCCGAAGACGTAGAAGTTATTCTCCACATCCCCTCGGGATATTACGAAAAGGTTGTCCGCCCTGTGATCCGTCACTCTGTATCCTCTTGACTTGAGCATCAGTTTCAGCCAGAAAAGGACGTTTCTCCGGAAGGAGCCGATCGTCTTTCCGCACATTGCGAAATTCTGCCCGTTAAAGCTCGACATTGCCCACATTACAAACGACAGTGACATGCACACGGTCTTTCCGGAACGGATCGCCCCGTCTGCTATGATGCCTTCGTAGTCTCTTACCGGTGATCCATCCGTCCACCAGTTCAAGACCATCCGCTGCTTTTTCGAGAATGGCTGGAATTTGAAGAATTGCTTAATCCTCTTCACTTGATCCGTCCTCCCAGTCGCTCGCCGCAGTGCCTTTCAGGGCTTCTAAGAATCCATCGTCAGCAGCCTCTTCAATATCGTCCGCCTGCGCTTTCGCCTTGAGTAACTCTGTCTGTGCATGAATCTGCTCGATTCTAGCCTTCTGCTCGTCTGTAGCTATATTCATATGCTTTGATAGCCATTCAAGAGCCTTCATCCTGTCTGCTAGCTTGATGCTTGCTCCGTCTTTTCCTTGCTTGACTTCAGCTAGAATAGAACCGTCCACCTCGTTCGAAGACTTGAAATGTACCACATTCACTGTCTTTGTAAGCGTTTTTTCTTCCCCCGTCTCAGGGTCTTTGATTTTTACAGGCCCGTACAATGCCATAACTGGAACTTCTTCAGTTCCAAAATCAAGGAAATCTGTGATATCCGCAAATGCGATATCCATGTACTTTTGAAAGATATCTGCTTCTGAAAGAAATTCTCTCTGGTAACGGTTCTGTTTAAGATGCTGAATTTCATTTCGAATTACAACATTGTCCAACATTCGATAGCTTGCCGAAGCTGCTACTTCATAGCTACATTCATACGCTTTCTGATATGCCTTCGTTGCATTAAAACACTTAATGTAATGAAGACAGAAAAGCCGCTGTTTATCGGTCAATTCGGCATTTTCCATCACATGCTGAACTTCTTTTACAGAACGTTTTTCTTTCTGCTTTTTCTTTTTTGCAACGTTGCATTTTTCTTTCGCAACGTTGCAGTCCCAGTTGTATCTGCTTTTCCAGCTCCTCACGGTGCCCTCTGACAGTCCAAACTGATTAGCGATATCAATTAACTTCTCGCCCTTCAAATATAACTTTTTTGCTTTATCGACTTTTTCATTTGGAGCTCTCGCCAAGAAAATCACCTCGTAAGACAACTTTAGGGCCGCCCGTCAAAGCGGAACAGCCCTTCAGAAAGGAAATAATATGAAACAGTGTGCAACCTATCTCAAGGCGATAGCCATGCCGGCGAATCCGGTCTGCTACTGCTGATTTTACGCACCCAGCATAATCGTAAGGAGGAAAAACAAAATGTCAAAAGACATCCATCCACGCTCCATTCTACAAAAACACTTTCTACTGTAACTGCAAACTTCATACATATCCTGCTTTTTCTTCTACAATTTTTGCGAAATCAGAGCACCAGTTGTATGCCGTTCGTTCTGATACCCCGACTTCCATGGCAGCTCCGATAATGCTTTTTCGTTTTTTTAAGTAGCACATTTCAATCAACCTCATTCTGTCGACGCCATCATCCATTTGTAGAGTATCATGAATTGCACACTTAACAGCATAGTAGTGTACAGCTTCCTGTACTGTTTTAGGCTGCTTGCCATCTCTGAAATGCTTGATCCACGCCATCACCTGTGGCTTGTAATACTTTTTGTAATACGGCATCAGTCATCATCCTTCCACTCGTCGCAATCTTCTGCGAATTCGAATTCATCCATGCAGTCGCACAATATGTTGCATTTGTCTCTACAATTGCAAATTATGCAACATTGATGTTTGTCACTTGCATTTCCGATACATTCCAATTTGCACGCCATAACCCCGTCACCCCTCAAAAGCAATGTCATAGTACGCATGATGGCAAAGCATGTCCGCCCATCTCACCGACGTCCGATATCCGCCATTTTCCATGATGACCCCGAAGAAATCCCGATAGAGGGCACACACCCGCCCCTTTTTCTCATCAATCCCCGTCATACCGGTTGCCCGGATGCCGTCGCTCTCGTAACTCCTCGTCCTGATCAGCACCGGTCGCCCGATGTACGTTTCTCTTTTCAGCTTGTCGATATCCTCCGGGTGAATTGCCTGATTTGCCTTTTTTGCCTCCTCATAGCTGAATACAGCGTTTCTGTTGTGCCTCCTGTAAGTTTCCTCACGGCAGATGTTATAAACGCTAGATTTGCTCAGAGCGAGCGCACAGGCTATATCAGTGTATCTCATTCCCCCATCATGCATTCGCACAATCTTTTTTCTCTCCTCGTTGGTGATACTGTATCCCGCCGGCATTATTTCAACCTCCCATCATCACTTGCGTTCTCCTTAAGATATTTCTCAATCTTCGGCAGATACCAGAAAATTCTGGAACCCACCCTGACTTTCGCCTCCGCCTTTTCCCCGACGAACTCAGCTGACGATTTGCCAGCTGATAACACATCCATGAGCATTTTTGTCGTAATAAGTAATTTAAAATCCATTTTATACCTCCTACTCGCCATTTTAAGGCGTTTTATTTTAGTGCTCGATAATTTTTACCGTCTTTTGTATTTCGCCGCTCTATTTGTCTCATACGAGCTTCAGGAGCATCAACGTCAATTTCTCCAGCCTGTATTTTTGAGATCAGCTGTTCTAACATCTTCGGCATTTGCCTGTGCTTCTGTTCTTTCTCCGCCAGCTGCTCGTACAGCGTTCGGAAATTTGCCCGATCTGCAGCGATGTTCTCCGACTGGCAGATGTTTAGGTACCCGATTCGCTCTACACACCTTCGGGTTACCGGCTCAAAGCTCGCCATCGCCTCATCTACCCGGTAAGAGCCGTATCGCCGGATGGCATCCAACACACTCTCCCAACCTTCGCCCCAGTCAGGAGCCTCACCGTTCTTGATCTCTGCTGCCTCTGCCCGGATGTCCGCAATCGACGGCGACCACTTGTTCACAGCTACCCACTTGTTCAGTGCCGTTTCTGCCACCGTATACGGAATATCCTGTAACTGCTTAAACCACAGCTCCATGGCCTGTGTGTTCGGTAACAGATTCTCCCGCGGATAGTATGTCTTTAAGGCCATCGAGAACATCGAAAATTCATTCTTGTCCATGTCTTCATTCCCCCTCTGCTGCCCATCTGGCAGCCATATCATAAAAATCGTCTAGCTGCTGTGCTGTCTTGTTCGTGGCTTGATTCCTGCCCCCAGACCTATTGGACCTATTGTCATACTTGCCTTCAAGCACCTTCGCCATGCTTGAGTCCTTGATGAGCCAATCAAAATCTGCTGACCAATTCCGGTCATTTCCGCCCTTCAAAAAGGCTGATGCCTCTGCTTTTTCGAACAAAGCTTTGAAGTCATCAAGGCTATACGTCTTCAATCGTGCCTTGATAGCTTTCTTTCTATCTTCGTTGATGACCTTGACAGAAGGGTACGAAATGCAAATTTTGTGGTACATACTAACAACTTGTTTACAAGTTGTAGTTATATTATTCTTTTCTTTTTCTCCTTCTGTATCTAGTTCTAGTTCTCTATCTTCTTCTACTTCTTCTTCTAGGGAGCTAACGTTAGTTTTACGTAAACCATTAACGTTAGTTTTACGTAAACCATTAACGTTAGTTTTACGTCGGTATTCATACAGTTTTTCGAGCCTTTCAGAATCAAACACCCCTGAATTTCTGTACCAGTCATCAAGATTTTTATTTCCCTTGCTTGCATTGCATTTTCTGCAAGCTGGAACAATATTCCCGATGGCATATGTGCCACCGTCGCTCACCGGTACGATGTGTTCCTGTTCCAAATCCTCTTTTGAACCACAATATGCACATTCGTGATTGAAATAATCAAGCACAGCCTTCCAATCATTCACCGACAGCCCATTTTCACAAAGCTTGTTGTTTCCAGTAAGTTTCTTTTGTTTCTTCCGGTACTCTTTCATATACTCTCGCATGTACTCATTTTTGCTTTCAATGCTGTCTAAATTCTGATGTTTTCCCCAGTTCGGAATGGTGATTACATCGTCAATAACCTCAATCATTCCGTATGCTGCGAAGGTACTCAAAGCTAACTGAACAGTTGATTCCTTACGCCGGAATATCGTTGCCAACATCTTGTCCGTGAAGGCAATCCGGTTGTTCATCATGAACACGCCAGAATTATTCATTTTACCGGCTAAGCACAGCAATTTGAACCAAATCACAATGATTGCATCAGCATCCGGCAAGCTCTCGATCAGGAGAATCTTCTCGTCATCAAAGATGTCTGTTGTAATCTTGATCCACTTGACATCACTCATCAGCATCACCCCTTTCAAGCATCGGAGACAGCGGCATTTCACCCAGTCTCAGCTTCTCTCTGTACGCATCGTACAGCTTCATCCAGTCGTCTAATCGCATAGTCACAAGAATTTCTTTTCGGCTTTGCTTGTGAAAGACAGCCGGGACAGGCTTCACGCGGTTGTTTCCCGCGTCATTTTCGGCCTGAGCCATCCACTCGTATAGTCTCATACGTTCCTGCATTTTGGCCTCGACATGGATGCCAGGAAGGCCGATTACGTCAGAAGCATCTCCGGTATTTCCGCAATATTGAGCTGTCCTTCTTGCATTTTCATAGCCGTAACTTTGAAAGATTTTGGACAATTCCCTCTCAAATCTGGCCCCTTTTTGCTTACTGTTTACTGACATTTGTAACATTCCTTCTGTCTAAATATTCTTTGATCCTGTCCGCCCATCTCTGCCATTTATCATTTGCATACGACTCAAGAACCGGAATTTTTAATGCATCAACCATCATCAGCACGTCGGCCACCTCGTCATTGAGCTGTTCCTGCGCAATCAATGTGTTACGATTTGTAGGATTGTTTGACAGGCCTTCAGCCCTGATCAGCTTCAAAGCCGCCTGAGACAGCTCTGCTGCTTCTTCTGCAAGCTGTTCAAGCAATGTTCTTCTGTCGATATGTTCAAGCACATATCTTTTGTCTTCGATGTAACTCACTTCATTCATCCTCCTTATACCGTTCTGGCAGCGGCATCCAGGCATTTACAAATAATCCGTAACTTGATAGACACGGTTTGGAATCATCACCGATATAATAGGCACCGCCACCATCTCAGTCCTCAATGTATCTGCCGATTTCATGAATAGATGCATTTTCAAAATTAAGAAGAATACGTTCACTGTAACCTTCTTCGTTAACTTCCGGAGTATTCTCAGCCGGAATCCATTTCATCCGCTCTGCTCTTAAAAGCATTTCTTTCAATTCTTTCTTGGATATCCTTCTATGTAGTATATCTGTGCAAAACGGACTAATTGTCTCAAAAATAAATTCGTCCTCTGTTTCATGTAATTGCGTGACAAAATTAACTACCGTTTTTGTTATGCTGTCGTTAAGTTCTTCTCTCATTGCTTCACACCTCCTGAGCTGCCATTTGGCAGCTCGTTTATTTGTGATATGTTAAAATGCACTGTCTTATGCATTTGACAGTATTGATTAGTTAACTTCCTTGAATTCTCCTTTTACAAGGCGATAGAACGTGTCTGATTTTATTCGCTCTCCGTCTACATATTCCGTCTTGACACATAACGGAACAACTCGTTTCTTTTCTTCTGAATATTTCCATTCAGAAAGCGTGATCCAGCTGCCTTTTCTAGCTTTCACAGCAGAACCATGTCCGGCGCAACAGATAACGGAGTTTTCTCCGGTGCTGTCAATCTTCGCATAGTCCCCGGAAGACCCAATCTTCGCATAGGAACCGGAAGACCCAATCTGCGCAGAGGAACCGGAAGACCCAATCTGCGCAGAGTACCCGGAAGACCCAATCTTCGCATAGTCCCCGGAAGACCCAATCTGCGCATAGTCCCCGGAAGACCCAATCTTCGCATAGGAACCGGATGAACCAATCTGCGCAGAGGAACCGGAAGACCCAATCTGCGCAGAGTACCCGGAAGACCCAATCTTCGCATAGTCCCCGGAAGACCCAATCTGCGCATAGTCCCCGGAAGACCCAATCTTCGCATAGGAACCGGAAGACCCAATCTGC